GATTTATGCATGATTCCGTCTGCAAAAAAACTAATTAACGCGCCCGCTTGAAATAAATAATTGAGTTTACAATTGTTTTTTTCACACGCGGCTGACTCTAATGCATTATATCCATTTTCATCTTGTTGATTTACATCTAATCCCAGCGTTAGTAAATACTCCAGCATCGATTCATTTTCATAGGGAGCAGAGTGTATATTTGAACATTCAATTAATAAATAACCCAAGTGTGGGTCTGCATTATGTTCTTCTATCAACCATCGTACTAGACTCACATCCTTTTTCTTTACTAGATAGGATAACGCTGTTTTTCCATTAACTTGTTGGTTCACATCAGAATGAAGTAATAGTAATTTTATTTTTTCTTTATATTCAAGTCTTTCTTTCGTTCCTTCATTATACTCTTTAAATACTTGCATTATCAATTTGTTGCTATTGGCAAGTAACATTTGTTTATAATACGTTTCTTGACAACAATGAATCATCAATAAGGTTTTTTCATCACACTCTTTTATATAATCAATTGGATTCAATAGCTGCATAATACGTTTCACCATGTCGATATTATTTTTACCTTTTAACGTCTCTATTATTAATTCGATAGGGTAAAGAAGTGTAGTTGAAACCAATGAATTAAATTCAGCCATTTGATTATTTTTGCATGCGTATAAAATTTTATATTCAGGACTTTCACAAGGATACATTTAAATTAGTCTACTTATTAAATTTTATTTTAATTTATCTCTACAATATAAAATGCCAACTGTAAAGTCCAAATCTCCAAAGTCCAAATCTCCAAAGACCAAGTCTAGAAAGGCCAAAACTATAAAGTCCAAATCTCCAAAGACCAAGTCTAGAAAATCAAAATCTATAAAGACCAAGTCTAGAAAGGCCAAAACTATAAAGGCCAAAACTATAAAGTCCAAATCTAGAAAGACCAAGTCTATAAAGGCCAAATCTAGAAAGACCAAGTCTAGAAAGGCCAAATCTAGAAAGACCAAGTCTAGAAAGGCCAAATCTAGAAAGACCAAGTCTAGAAAGGCCAAATCTAGAAAGACCAAGTCTAGAAAGACCAAGTCTAGAAAGACCAAGTCTATAAGAAAATCCAAGTCTAGAAAGTCGAAATCTATAAGAAAATCAAAATCCAAAACTGGCTCTTATCGTATTAGCTCCTATACACGTTCTAAAGCAAAGAAATTAAATGTTCAAGTTAGACCTTCTACTCGAAAAGGAAAAAAAATTGATGTATTCAAAAATGGAAAAAAAGTGGCTTCTATTGGAGCAATAGGATACAATGACTTTACAACATTTTCAAAACAGTCAAAATCAAAAGCAAATGAGCGTAGAAGATTGTATAAAATTAGACACCGAAAAGATAGTAGCAAAAAAGGTTCACCTGGATATTACGCTTCCCAATTATTATGGTAAAAATTTTATTTTATAAAATAGTTCATATTGATAAATGCATTATCAACATATATTTTACAAAAAAGAAAATTTCAAGGAAATGGTTTCATTTTCTTTATTAAAAAAAATAATTCATCACGACATGTCAACTTTTTATTCATTTATAAATAAAGATGATAAAATTATTGGATTTTCTCGTTCTCATTACTGGTCCCGAAATGCCAATTCTCATCAATTAACTGATTCATTAGACATAATCAATCTAGACGAAAATAAAGATTTACTAGGAGAAGACCCTAGAACATTTTATCATAACGGTCATTTATACACTACGGATAATTATTGCCATGATAACCATATCCAAAATCATTTTACCAATAAAAGAGTCAAAGTACAATTGAATTTTAAAAATACTTCCTATATTTCTCATAATAACAAATTATACGGAATTCATCGTATGATGCCATTCGAATTTTACGAGATTGATCCAGAAACAGGAATCTCTACTCGAGTAAAAACAGAAGAAGGAGAAACCAATTCAGAATATAGAGGTGGTACGCCTGGCTATTTATATGCACCTAATGTATATGTAGGATTTGGTCATATTACTAAAAATCACCCTCACGAGGATAATTCTAAACCAATGACACATACTGTATTTTTATGGAAGGTAGATTTTAATGATTCTATTCCTAAACTAACCATTAAAAATGTAGATATCCCAACCACTAAAATGTTACTTGACCCTACTAGTTTAATTAAAAAAAATGGAAAAACGGTTTTGGTAATTTGTGAATCGGACGAAATGTGGCATAACGATCAAGAATTTTCAACTTGTTTTTATGAATTGAATGGATTAAATATTATTTAAAATAGAACCCTTATAAAATGCGTATTGTAGTTCTTGGAGGAGGTGGATTTATTGGAGGACATTTAATTACTAAATTAAAAGAATTAGGACATTGGGTGAGAGGAGTAGATATCAAATATCACGAATTTAAAAAAACGGATGCAGATGAGTTTATTATTGCCGATTTGACAGACCTTCATCAAGTTAAAGTAGTAATTGATTCAACGATTGATGAAGTATATCAACTTGCGGCAGATATGGGAGGCTATACCTATATTAACACAAAAGAGCATGATGCAGATGTAATGCATCATTCGTGCTTGATTAATTTAAATGTATTAAAAACATGTTCTCAATTTAATGTAAAGAAAATTTTCTATTCATCTTCTGCATGTGTCTACCCTGAACATAATCAATTAGACCCTATGAATCCTTTATGTAGTGAAGAAAGTGCCTATCCAGCAGAGCCAGATAGTGAATATGGTTGGGAAAAACTATTTGGAGAGCGATTATATGCTACCTTCCATAAAAATTTTCCATCCTTGGATATTCGAATTGCCAGATTTCATAATATTTATGGACCCTATGGCACGTTTCAAGGTGGAAGAGAAAAAGCCCCAGCTGCCTTTTGTAGAAAAGTAGCTTTTGCAGTAGATGGAGACCACGTTGAAGTACTAGGAGATGGAAAACAAACGAGAAGTTTTTTATATATTGATTCATGTATCGAAGGCATCATTCGTTTTATGGAGTCGGATTTCCAAGGACCTCTTAATATCGGCTCTGAAGAAATGATTAGTATGAATGATTTTATGAATTTAATTATTAAGATTTCAGGGAAGACTTTATTTATTAAAAATGTTGAATTTCATGGAGTTGGTGTAAGGGGAAGAAATTCGGATAATAAATTGATTCGTAAACAATTAGACTGGGAGCCAATTTATCCTTTAGATAAAGGAATTAAAAGTACTTATGAATGGATTTCAAAACAGGCGTAGTGACATTTTTATGATTTCATAAAAATCGTTTATTGATACATAACGTTACCTCTTTCAGTAACGTACATCCCGTCCTTTGCAAAAAAACTAATAAGTGCTCCATATTCAAATAATAATTGAAGTTTCGTTTTATTTTTTTCGCATGCAGCTATCATTAATGCTGTATATCCATTTTCATCTTGTTTATTCACGTCTAATCCTAGTGATAATAAATACTCGAGCATGGATTCATTTTCATAAGGTGTCGAATTCATAGTAGAACATTCAATCAATAAATGACCTATGTACGGGTTAGCATGTTGTTCTTCAATCATCCATCGTACCAATTCAACATTTTTCTTTTTTACCAAGTACGATAACGCGGTTTTCCCATTGACTTTTTGATTCACATCCGAGTGTCGTAAAAATAATTTAATTTTTTCTTTATACTCGTTTCGTTCTTCTATTCCTTCATTATATTGTTTACATAATCGATTCATTACTAATTCATTGCTATTGATAGTAGTCAGTAATATTTGTAAATGTTTATAAATGGAATCAATATCAGTTTCTTCATAGCAACATACCATCATAAGTAATGTTTTTCCATGCCATACCTTTTTGTAATCATCTGGAATTAGCATACACAGGATACGTTTTATCATTTCGATATTATGTTTTCCTTGTATTGCTTCATTCAATAATTCAGTTGGGTGTAAAGCCGTAATTGAAAATAATCTTTCAAATTCGTCCATTTGGTTATTTTTGCACGCATATAATAATTCATATTCATTCGTTCCCCAAGGATACATATATATTTTTCATGATTATTTAAATTTTTATTTGTAATTTTTCCAATTTGAAAAATTATGTGTCACTATAAAATTGAGTTTGTTTTTTATTTCGTACCGGTCTTTTCTCTTTATTTTGTGAATCATTTTGTAAAAGTTTCATTTTATTACGATACGCATTCATGCCTTTAAGACGGACATGAGTAGGTACAATTAACTCTATCGTTTCAATCGAATCACTTGATTCACTTTCAGAATCATGTTCTGATGGAATATAGTCTGAATCGGTATCAGAATGATAAATCGTATCGAATTGGTTCAAGTATGCCATTTTTTTCTTGCATTTTGGTTCGAACCAATTTTCATTTTTTTATTATTGCGTAATAAAAATACATTATGAATTATATTCAAACTGGCACATTATTAGGAAAGGGAGCTTATGCTTCTATTTATGAAGCAAAAGATATCAACGGAAATCTCGTCGCGTTAAAAATATTAGACAAATATCATTGGGTGTCTAGCATCGAAGCCGAAATGTTATTACATGTAACACATGAAAATCCATATCATATTGGATACCCCTACGTCATGAAACTTATCGATTCATTCGAAATCAAAGAGAAAGGTGTCGCCATTGTACTAGATAAAATGGACGGAAGTTTACTTGATTTATTATTTCATCAGTTTCCAGATGGAATGGAAGAACATATGTTAAGAGAATTAACACGTCAAGTTGTATTAGGACTTTCTTATATTCATGATTGTGGCATCATTCATTTAGACTTGAAAATTGAAAATATCCTTTATAAAAAAATCAATCAAGATTATTTATATTGCATTTCGGATTTCGGTAATGCAATCACCATTCAAGAAGGAAGTGAACCCGTTCATTATAAAAAATTATATCAAACCAAACATTATCGAGCAACCGAATGTATTCTTAAGAGTTCAACCATTACTACAGCCTGTGATGTATTTAGTCTTGGATGTATCATTTATGAAATGGCTACAGGCAGTCAATTGTTTGATTTTAGTGAAAATGAAATTAAAACAGACGAAATGAATACGAAAATCGATTTAGAACATGCCAATCAAGTCGAAACCATTATATCTGACCCGTCTATTTATATCCCATTTCGAAGTTCGTTTAAAGAATTTATTTGTGAATTAATTCATCCGGATAGAGAAAAAAGGTGCCATGCACACGATATAGTTCATTTGAAATGGATGAATTATCTTTCGACATGAATGATAATTTCAGGCCATTCTGAAAATGGAATAGCGGTTTTGGTACATCGGTTTAAATTTAATAAATCGCGTAACGCATCAAACCGTTTCGTTAACGGCTTACCTTTTCTTCCTCGACTTAATTTTTTCCATCGCCATTCAAATTGTAATGTCGATTTCCAATCGGGAAACCCTGATACGTACAGGATTCGTTTCCATTTTTTACCTCGAGTCGCATACGCCCCACCTTTGATTTCTCGGTTGTGTTGTCTAAGTCTTCTATTGACATCAACTGTTGCTCCAATGTATGTTTTTTGAGAATCGTATGCTTTCAATA